CCCAGAAGCCGAAGCACCCAAGCCGCCGGCTTTAGCGCAACCAGAAAACCGACAGCCGTGGCAATTTGCGCGATAGAATCAGCGGTTTTCTTGTTGGCCTCAATCCATTTCGAGGAATTCTCAAGTATCTTCGTGACCGTGCCGGCCCAGCTATCGATGATCCGATTGCCGACGCCCTCAAAATCCAACCCGAGGCGCTGCCATGCCTCGTTCATTTTCCTGGCGTTCTCGACCATCTGCGCCGTCATTGATGAGCCGGTGGCTTCGGCCTTCTTGCGGTATTCCTCCAGGCCCTTCCGGCCGTTTTTGAGCATCGGCAGCAGATCGGGAGACATGCCCAATTCGCCCAGCACACGCTCCTGTGTCCGGGCGTCGGGCAGCTTCTTGATCGCTTCCGCAACGTCGCCTAGCGCGTCCTCGGCCTGCCGGGCGCCGTGTGTCGCATCGCCGAAACGCACCCCCAGCGTCGTGAGCAACTGAATCGCGTGCGGATCTCGGCCGTATGCCGCGCCCGATAAGGTCTTGCCGAGGCCCAGCAAGCTTTCGTCCAGAGACGAAGCAGACACACCCGCCAACCGGGCCGCACCACGCAGGGCGCCCAGCTTTTCGACCGGCAAATTCATCCGGTAGGCCGTGTTGCCGACCTGGTTGCCGAATTCAGCCCATCGCCGGGTGAGTTCGATCATACCGCCGATCGTCGCCGCGCCAGTGATCGCAGCCAGCGGGGATTGCAGGCGGTCGAGAGATCGGAAAGTGTCCGCCGATATCTTGCCGAGCGTCGCGACGCCCTCGGACACCCGGCTTATGCCGCTGGTGTCGCCGAATTTCGTCAGTGCCTTGTTGAACCGTTCCGCCGGCGCAGACAGTTTCGCGAGGCGCTTGTTGATCGCTTCGATCGGCGCGGATGCACGATCGACGGCGGAGATCGTAACGGAAAAACCGCCGCTTCGCCCGGACATAGATGCCTCCGATCAGCGGGGTTTGTAGAGGATAACGGGCTGCGGAGCCTCCAGCCCCTGCACCGTCGCGCGCAGTTTGTTCCACCGCACCAGTTCTGGCAGCGGCAGGGCCAAAGCCCAAGTCAGTCCGTCGCCGTAAAAGCGGCCGACGACTGCGGCTGTAGCCGCCAATGCGTCAGTCGCCACAAGTTCGCGGAGCGCCGGGATTACTCGGCCGGCGGCGACGCGGCTACCTTGGCGCGTTCGGCCTGTTCGGAACGCCACTGCTCCAAAGGGTCGGGAAGCGGCGCACCTCCGAACATATCGAGATAGGCGGACATTTGCTCGACCAGATAGGCCGGCACCCCCAGGAGCGCGTCATAGGGCACACCTTCCAGCGATATCGCCGAGATCAGGCGCAGCGTCATGTCGAACGCCGTTGCACCCGGAATGGCGGACGCCTTGAGGATGTCGCCTGCGGTCGGTGCGCGCAGCGTGACGCTCGCGTAGGAGTTCTGGCCATGCTGCAGCGGACGCGGCAGAACCCAGGCCATCGGCTCAGGCGGCGAAATCCACTCGGTCATGCGACGCCCGTTTCCTGGATCGTTCCGGCCGCGCCTTCAAAGCGTGCGTCGAATGTGGCGTCAGCACCGGCGACACCGGGACGGCCGACATACCAGAGATTGTGCCCAACCACCTGCTTCCCGTTCGCCAGTTTGATGACGACGGTCGCGTTCGTCAGGCCGACGAATCCGGTGACGTTGACAGACTGAGCGTCGCGGAATTTGAACGAGACATAGGCCGCGACAGGTGTTTCGCGGTAGCCGTCCACACCGGAAAGGCTGGTCATCGTTTCCCGCTCGACCGATCCGGGATCCCAGGAGAATTCCGTCACGGCAAACGCGGAGCCGTTGACGGTTACGGACGTTACACCAGCGAGCCGACGATTCGTCGGCGTCGATGGGGCGAGTGTGCCGGACATTGATGGGTGGCTCCGTCAAAGGGAATGCGGCGCCTCACGGCGCTGCGGTTCAGGCGGTCGTTACGTGCTCTGCTGGAACTGGATCAGAGCCGCGATCTGGACGACCTGATCGCTGAAGTCGAACGGCAGATAGAGAAGGACTTGACCCTTCTGCCCGGTCGTCGCGTAACCGTTCTTCGCGAAGGTCTGCGGGTTCTGAACGATGAAAATGCTCGCCAGATACGCGTAAATCCCGACCGCCGCCTGGAAAATATCGCTCGGCGTGCAGGCCGGCGAACCCAGCGGGATCGGCGTGCCGTCCGCGACGAGAATTTTGCCGGCCGAAATGAACTGCGTGCTGAGTTGCGAAATGATGTATCGCGCGGAATACATCGCCTGAAACAGCAAGTTCGTGTTCAGGTAGCTGTCATCGATCTGACCGCTGGCATTGGTCTTATACATGCTGATCGATCGATCGATGCGGCACACGCCGGCGGGATCGACGTTGAACGTCGAAATGCCGTCATAAAGCATGACGTTTCGACTGGACGGGCTGTCGCGGGATTGCAGCGGCGGCGCCAGCAGGGCGAGTGCCTGGCCGGAAATCCCCAGCGCCGGATTGACCTTCAGCCGAATTGCATGCGCGGCCGCCCAATCCGCCGATTCCAGCCAGGCCGGCGTCGGGCTGTCGTAGAATCCGAGGCACGAGACATGCTGGCTGTTGCGCGTGTTGCCGAACGTGCCGCGCGCACTAACGGTGCCGCGATACGAAATGAACGCATGGCCATATAGTTGCTGGATCGAAGACCACCGCCCAGACTGGTCGCCGAGGAAGTTCTCGATCGCCGTCAGACTGGTCGCGTCGGTGTAGGGCAGCGCGATGAAGTCGAATGTCGTGGTCCCGAGGTTCGCCAGCAGCGTCGTCAGCACCGGGTTTGTTGCGCCGCCGGACATCGCCGTGATCGTGACCGTGATACCGGGCGGTGTTACCTCGCCGTTCTGAACGCCCAGATAGTTGATCCGCAGGTCGATGTCGTTCTGCGCATCGCCCTTGTGGACGGCCGTTACGGTCACCGTGGCCGACACAACCGCCGACGTGCACGAAACCCCGATCGCGGCATTGATGGCGGTGTTGATGGCTGATGCAACAGCACTGGCGGCGTCGCCGCTGTTGACCGCCACGGGGATCAGGACGCCCATCACATAGAGCGCCAGTGTGCCACTTGCGGTCGCGGTGCCGGACACAACGATTGTTCCGGTGGCAGCGGTGCCGGCGGGATTGTCCGCTAGCGGGCCAAGCCAGACCTCGCCGTATGGATCCTGCTGCCGATAGGCGGCATACATCAGCGCCAACATCGACGTCGTGCCGCATAGGCCGTTGACCTGATCCTGACTGTAGGCCAGCACAGGGACGTTGGCGGTGGTCGTGCCGTTTCCGTTGATCTGTCCGATCAGCAGCGTGCGCTGGTTCTGCGTCGCCGTGTTCGCCTGCGACGGGTCGAATTCGACGTAGACGCCGGACGGGCGCCATGTGGTGACCGGGAAATACTTGAAGCCAAGCGTGCCGGGCATGCTGCCGTTACTCCTTCGTCACGGGTTCCGCGGCATTTGCCGGCGGATCGGCAAGCACGACATCGCCGTCGCGTAGACGCTCGTGCCAATACATCAGGTCCGGCACGTTCCGGCCTTCCGGCAGGAGCGGCACAAACGACGCCGGATCGCGGACGATCAGTCCCGCGGCGGGTTTCACGAACATCAGGGGATCGCTCCGTCAGACGATAGGAATATCGATGATGATGGCTGGTCCGCCGCCCGGATCGCCGGACGGTTGGATCGTTCCTTGGACATCAATCAAAGGATCGCCGCGCAAGATGAATCCATCGGCATCGGTGATCGTGTTCTGGATCGTGAACTCGAACTGCCAGAACAGCCGCGCGCGGTCGAAATCGAGAAGCCGGCCGCCACCATAGGCAAACCCGCGAGGGCCGGCCGAAAGCTGATCGGATGGGAGCCACGACAGCACGGCGCTGAAAATGGCTGCGCGCATGTCATCAATTTGATTGACACCGGCATAGCCGGTTCGCGCGTCGGCGTGAGTGCGGCCAGTGTTGTCGAATTCGACCACGACCGCCATGCGCTCCGTCACCATCTGCTGGAGGCCGGGCCAGAGGTCATTCGGCGACGCATCATCATCCAGCCGCAGCACGAACGCCGCCGGGAGGGTCATATTGACGACGCTTTCAAGGCCTGACGCGAAGTCAGCCGCGCCGGAAACGCGGCCACCCAACTGCGGGACGTAGGTTTTGAGTTGGGCGATGATTTCGGCGAGGTTCATTTACGACGGCGAGACGGTTTCCGCGACGGCGCCACCGGAACCGGCTGCGGCTGCGGTTCAGGGCGGCCATCGTCAGCGATCAGCACCCACAGCAGGCCGATGGCGACTGCGAGAACGATGATTGCGATCATGCTTTCACCCGCTGAAACTTGATGCCGTCCACCACCGCCAAACGCACGCGATCTCCGATGCTGCTTTCGCGTTGCGCCAGAGCCGTCGAAAGGAACGGGCGAGGCTCAAGCACGCGACCGGACGAAACCGCGCCACGCTTGTTCCGCTTGCCTTTGACGCCTTTCTTCCCCGAACCCTGGCCGCCCTTGGCGCCGTTTTCGAGAAACAGAGCGTAGAACTGCGTATCTCGGATCGAAACGCTGTCGCCGCCGCGCCCCGCTTTGACCTTGATCGATGATGCCAGCGCGTTCGTTCGGTTTACCGGCGGCTGCCCCGGCGCCGATGCCTGATATCGACCGCCGCCGGGCTTGCTGTAGGTCGCGCCGCCGCCCTGGCTGCGCCGGATCAGCGCGCGCGCGACCGCACCAACTTCCGCGCCGGCCGCTCGCAGCGTCTTGCGCAACACCGTCTTGTCAACCGTGAAGGCAT